GTGTTTAAAATGCACGGGTATGCAGGTTCGCCAGATGTAAACTTGACAATAGGAAAAGTTCAAGGATCCAGAGCAGTAAACGCAATTTTCGAAGCTGATGTAACTCTAGTTCAAGCAACATGGTTAAACGATGTTTTGAATAGAATATCGGTTGCGTTTACAAGGCACACGAATTCGTTGACGGTGTTCAGCTCAGCAGCAGTGGCAGAGAGTTTCGTAAGCCAAAATCTTTTGCCACATCACATAGTGGGTTACAAAAGAGAGGACATGGAACATACGCTACATCCTAATGCAATAGATGATCTGGTGAAGCCTTTGATGAGCATGAAATTGAACTCAAGAATATCAAAACTGCGAGCAGTATTATCAGCACCATTGGTATTGGAAGGCCATGCTGTCAACATATATGAAGAGAGTTCCGAAGCTCCCAGGATCTTGGCCAAAGGAAGACAAGAAACCGTGGAAATTCAAAATTTTTGTTTCGAACAAGGCAATTTTGATTTGGTAGAGCCAGAAGAGATGGATCTAATAACTTCCGCACCAAAAAGAGGATTGACCATGCGATTGCCAGGACCGAAGGTAGTTAGAACAGACGTCCGCAATGAATTTGAAGGAGCAAGCAAACTGGCCGACATCCAAGTAAATTCTTCAGGCTTTGACTCCTTCAAGAATCTAGTGGATAGACAAATAGCAACGACAAAAACCTCAAGATTCGGCACGGCAGATATGCAAGAAGGAACAACCATATACAAGCGATTCAAAGAATGTTTTTACGCATCGGATTATACAATATTGGATGTAGAGAAACAAGCCTCCTGGTTAGCTGAGACTGAAGTAAATGCTTTGAACATGATAATAACTGGCGAACCATTGGGAGAAACAGCCAGAAGTTTGACGGTAGACGCAGAGTATAAGACTCAAACCAAAGCAAAAGCCGTGCCAGGTTTCGCAGCCACCGTGCCTTATGGACAATCAATATTGGCAAATTCAAAAGCTTTCAACGCACATTTTTCAACTTCTCAACCCAAATTGTATCTGAATTTGTCGAGAATGCTACGAGATGGAGCAATATTGGATTACGGAATGTCTGATCAAGTTTTATCTTCGAGATTGCAAATATTGGGCTTGGCAGAAGGAATGAACGGACCAAAGAACATACAAGCGGATGTTTCCAAACAAGATAGTTCACACACAGCTGCTTTTCTTTATGCCTTTATTCTGATTGCTCGTGACGCAGGACTGGACGAAGACAGTCTACTATTCTACCTAGCATATTCTAGAAAGTACCATTTTAGATCTAGAGGTGCAGATGCTACCCGTTCGTCAGTGTCTTACAATTTAGGATCCGGCGATCCTTTCACATTGATAAGAAACGACGTAATGGAAATGTGCGTGATAGCTTGTAGGTTTTCAAACGCAAACACAATGTCAATAGTGGAAAAAGGAGACGACGTACACGGAAACATTTTCAATTTATCCCCTCACCCTTTAGCTAATTTGCCTTCTATAGCTCAGGTAAAGTTAACAGTTGATTACGGCACTGTCGGTTATCATGCTGGAAGATTTCACAATGGCAAAAGATATTTGGTAGATCCAGTCAGAGCATTCTTGAAACATTTCACGAGGCTTTCAGATTCAAACGTTTCAAATAACGTATTGTATTCAAGTTATGTTTCAAGAGCAACTGACTATGATGATGAAGAAGTAGAATTTCTAGTTAACGCTTGTCAAATCCACTATCCTTTCTATTCTTCGGCGCAAATAACTGTAATGATTGATACAATGATTCAATTGAGAATCAGATCCACGTTCGACAAATTTTCAGTGATAAGACTGAAAGATCATATAATAACAGTGGATTCCAAATCAAATTGCGCAGCAAATTGTGTTAGAGCTCTGAGACCAGGTAGACCCAACGGCTATTACAAACAATTCAGAGGCATGAAACAAGAAAATTTGATTGAATTACTGATGCGCGAGGGTATACCATGCTTAAGAATAGAAGGTAATTTGTTCGAAGAGCCTGTGAACGTCGTAATAATCTCAAAAACTCATGCCAAAGTCAACGTAAGATTAACTGACAGGAGACCTTATGGGACCTTTAAAATTCGAACTAAAGACAATCATTTCAAATTGCAAAATGTCTGAATTACAATCATCAAACGCGCCTTCTGCCACTCTTTTGGTACATGCTTCTTCCGCTGCTGCCGTGCTCACAGACGGAGAAGTTGGTTTTTATTCAAGTTTCTCTGCACATCCAAGAACACAACAAGCTAAAGGATTGTTCAGAGTCGTAGCCTTGGAATCAGTCACTATTACAGTCCGCCAATTCAACATGGTGGATTCAACCGATGGTGTCCCAAGAGATTTTCTTCGTTTCGGGGTAGTACCAAGAGACACTGTTTTCATTGAACCAAGTTCAAAGTCAAACTGTGTATCTTATATCCCTCACTTGGTCGATTTTGCGACCTCCACTGTCCCTACAGACTTAGTGGTTAAATTCGGAAACGGCGGTTTGCCTTTTCCTCCAGGACTTCAATTAGATTTGAAATCCGCCGAAATTACCGATAAGCACCCAGTTGTTTTCATTGGTAATATTGACACCGAACCTAATCAGAAGAAAACTAGGCGAATCGCTTCTATGAAGCTTGATTTTGTCTTGCATTGTTCCGGTGAAGGATTCGGCCTGATCTATTGATCTATGTCCACGCCCGCTCGTTTTTATCTTAGTTTTTCTTCTTGCGGTTGCCACATTTGTGGTTGACAAAAAAAAAAAAAAACACGCGAGATCGGAAGAGAACAAGTCTGAACTCCAG